GCCCACACTGGGAGCCCCGCCCTGTCCGCCCTGGGAGAACCCGCCGCTTTGCCCGCCCTGCGCGAATGGCGACTGCATGCCTGACATGGCATACATTCCGTTGACGCCCGCGCGCCCCATCTGGTTAAACGCCCCGCCGCCACCTTGTGGTGGAGCACCGTACTGTCCGCTAGGCTGCCCGCCCGCCTGTCCGCCACCACACATCAGAAGTCTCCAATCAAGCTGTAATCGACGGCCAGATACCCGCCGACGTCGTGCACGGCTTCGGGCTGCGTCGCAGCGACTTCATGCGCGATAACGCCTAGCCGCCGCGTGTCGTCACTGGTGTAATTGAACTCGTACACCTTGTGCCCGCGCGAGGTGTGCCCCACATGCACTAGATTTTCTTTCATGCGCTCGTCTGAGAACATCAGCGCCGCGCCCGCCATGGAGCCAACGCCCTGCCACATAGCGGAGTCTTGCTGCGCTTGCGCCGCCTGCGCCTGTACTTGGGCCTGATACTTGCTGACCGCCGTTTGGTCGGCTGCGTTACCACCCGACAGATAGTTAAGATAGTTCTGCGCGGACTGCTGCTGCAACGCGTAGGACATATTGCCAGCGCCCTGCAGCCCGGACAGGTTGCCGATCTGCGCGGCGTTGTACTGCGCTGGAAGCATCTGCCCAGCAGAATACATCGAAGCGCCCTGCCCATACATGCCCTGCGCTGCCTGCGCCATTGTCGCTGCGCGCTGCGCCTGCTGGTTCTGCCACTGGTTGTTGAACTGCTGGTTAGCTTGGGTCTCGACACCAGCGCCATACGGCGTCATGGCGATGCCCCGCGCGGCTTCAGCCGCCCGCGTCTGGTCAACGTTCTGCTGGTACGATTGGTTGTATAGCGCTTGCTGCGGGTCAAGCCCCATGTTCATAAGCTGCATGCCTTGACCGAACGCGCTCAAGCCCATGCCTTGCATGGTGTTACCGGACACGTTTGCGTTAGGCCCGGAGCCGAGGCCCTGTGCGAGCCCGCCGCCGTATTGGCTCCATAGATCACCGGCGTAGTTCTGCCCGCCGCTGATGTTTTGCATAGCGCCAAACGCGCCCTTGTCCGCGCCACCCTGGTTCCCATACTGATACGTGTTAGGAGCCGTGGGCGTGTCTCCGCCACCACACATCACATCACCTTTATGTATTCGGTCTCGTGCTTCTTATAACCTATGCGCTCAAAGATAACCCCGTGCGCAGCGTCTATGTGGTGTGAGATAGCGTTGACGCCTAACGCTTCCATCTGCTCCGTGCAGTACCTAAGAAACTTTATGGGCATATAGCCCTTACGCCACAGTGGCCTTACGTACACTGCAACACTGCGGGCCACCTCGCACCGCCGTTGCAACAACGTTGGCGATATACAGTATATGGCATACGCCACCAGTTCACTGTCATGCCGCGCGGCGTAGCAGTGTAAACGCCCTAGCCGCTCATAGTTAACGAAGCCGTCGAAGTCTATGTCTAGCGGGAACTTCGCCGGGTCTGGTGAAGTTTCCTCGTAGTTGTCCTGCATGTAGGGCAAAGCCTCACTCGTGAGGGCTACGAAGCCCTCACGAGTGAACACATACTCACCCCAAGCGGCGCGGTCCAAGAGACGCGGGCGTCTCCGCGACTTTGGTTCGCTTAGCGTCTTTGTCAACGGACGGGCCTTTCATACCGCTGGACTTATCGGGAAAGCCAGGCGTTTTAGTCTCAAGCCCAGCATACAAGTCGTTCTTGCTCCCGCCTTTACCTTTGCTCATCTCAAGCTCTCCACAGTGAACGCCGCAAGGATGCAGTCAGCTGCCGCCGTACCCTGCGTGCATTGGGCGTTAATGGTAATGGCGGCAGTGTCAGTGCTGGTGCCGGTGCTATAGGTATAGACAATCGGCGTTGTCTGGCTAATGCCGGTGCACACAATGTTCTGCGTGGACGCGCCAGACTTAGTGACTGTGCACTCCACTTCTTCAGCGCCCGCCGACGTGGTGTTAGCCGCACCAGTATAGGTGAAGGTGCCGAAAGTAAGCACCGGCGTTACCGAGTCAGTGTTAGCTGCCTTGGTATACACTCCCTTGATGCGCAGCGACTGCCCCGGATAGGTAAGCCAGCCAGCGGGCAACGAATACGTCGCGAGCGTCTGCGTGGTCGCGGCGGCGGTAGCTGTGACCGTAGTTGGCGCGGCGTAGCTAAGGCCGGTGGTGTTCTGGTTGACGCTGGCGGCAAACGCGTTGATATACGCATTAAGCTGCGACACCTCAACAGGCGTGGTGATGTATGGAACACCGGCGTAGTTACCAGCAATAGCGGCAGTAGAGAACCCCAGCGCTGCCAACGCCACTATAAGCAATCGTTTCATAGTCAGTCCTTTAGTTAGCATTAACAGCGTCAGTCCACCCGATCACGCTGACGTTAGCAGCGGCACTGCCGCTGCAAGAGTATAGTGTGGCAGCTCCGCCTCTAACGAAATATGCGTGCAGCGTTTTAATGGAGGCGACAGCCGACGAATATGCGCCTATACAAGCAGCGTCAGACGTGCTGTTAGACGCAGTAACACACACCTGTGAGCCACCAGTACTAGAATCGTACACCCTCACGTCTACGCCAGTGGCCGTTGCGGGTGTTAGTGTACCGTACACCGTAGACGTAGCAACAAACGTTGGAGCAGTTGAGCACGTACCTACTGCGCCAGTTGTGGCCGTAGGAAAATCTAAGAGCGAACGCGTGTGGTTGCCACGTTGTGTAAATGACGGCAACGTAGCTGCTAGGATGTTAGAGTGTATAGCTCCCACGCGTGTTTTAAACACGTAGCTAGCAGGCATAGTAGGTGCCGTAGCGCTTGTGCTAGCCAGACACCCTTGTGTTGCACCTGTGCTTATCACGTACAGATAGTAATTCGTATTGACTGCTATAACACCAGCGTCTAGTCCGTTAGCGCCTACCACAGAGAAGTCTATAGTACACGAACCGTAGCTGTCCACGTAGTAGTTTGTGCCGCTGCTACTGTCCATTATAACTTCAGCGGCGGTTATGTCTATCTTAGTGTTAGGCGTTACAGTATTATTTGTGACGTACAACACGTTAGCTAGAGTGGCGGCATAGCGAGGGTTAGCCGCCCACACAGAAATTACTGTCCATGCGCCTGTGCCGGTGTATTCTAACAGCGCATAGTCGCCCGTGCCAAGCGTGAGTGAGGCCACGCCAGCCGGGAGCACGATACTAGCACTACCCGTAAGTGTCGTGCTAGCAGTCACGTTTATGATATAAAAGGGCCTAGTCGTGCTGGCGCTGCTACCAAAAGACGAGATAGTGCCGCCGCCAGTGATGTGTACATAGCGTGTAGCTTTAGTGCCTAGATCGGTAGTGGCAGCGGCAACAATGTTGTTAATAGGACCAAAGCCATAACCGATGGTCATATCTTGCGCTAACTGATACTGTGTGCCGTCGTAGTACACAGTAACGACTTGCCCTGCCACCAACTCAGCACCAGTAAGCGCTGACGGTCCTGTTACGCTCTGCTTGAATATGCTTGTTGCCGCAGTACCGCCTACGGCTAGGGTTGTTGCGCCAGTGTTAGCCGCCGCTACTTTAAACGTGACACTGTAGCCCAACGACAACGCGTAAGACGAGACAGCCGGAACAGTGGCTGTTATGGTTATCGCATTAGCTGTTCCGCCAACAGTGGTCCCAATATACTCAGTGCTACCCCCAGCCACAGCAGGAATAGGCGTAGCCAACGCAGTAAGCGCGGTGATATCGCTGTTCGAGCCATTTTTAGCTCCGTTGGCGTTCACCTGTGCTGCTACATAGTTGAAGTCAGCGTTTACCTGTGTCGCGTCAATGATAGTGCCGTTGACGAACACCGCCGGGTAACTGCCTGTAACAACCTGTGCAGTCGCAAACGTTGCCAGCGCAGCCCAAGTGATAGCCGTTGTTAATATGTTTTTAAAGAGCTTCATTGCTGCGTGTACCCCAATGTTTGAATTCTGCCGTTGATCGCCCCCACTTTCATATTACCCGAGGCTGTTGCTTGTATATCCAAGCGCATACGTTTGAAGACTATCACGTCGGCCCATGGTATAAGCGTCGCTGTGAGGCTAGCCGACGCGCCTAGCCATAACGACGTGCCCCATACTGCACTTCCCCAGTAAGACGCCGCCCCTGTGGACGTAAGCGTGATACCGGGGACGATAGCTGCCCCTTGCTCGTCAAGTACAGTAAACGCCATGTTGTATGGCGCAGTCGGCAGCGTAAGCTCTACCGACATTTCGGACAAGCAGCTTTCCGCCATCGCCTTGTTATCAGGTAGCAACGACGTTGTGATACGGCACGAAAGCTGCGCACCGTTCTCAGTAAACGATGACAGTGAAGTGTTGGCAACATCGGACTGCCACAACGTACCGGGCAAGTTACGCGGTGCTGATACGAACGTACCTGCGTATGGTAACGCTATGTCGCTTAAGAACGTGTGCGGGCCGGACCAGAAGCTGCCCGCTAGGTCATACCAGTATTCGTAAGTCGGCGTGCCTGCCGCCGAGCCGTCCTGCACGGTGATGCGGTAGGTTGACAAATTAGCAGCGGCAGCCACGCGCGCGGGTGACAGCGCATTGACAAACGGATTGTTGACGCCTGCGCCGTTCTTGCCAATCGGGTCGGATATGCGCGCGCTGAAGTCAATCACGCGTATACCGTCGGGGCTCATGAACATGACGCCCTTGGACGTAACGGCAATCGAGCGCGGTGCTTTGGTTCCTGTCGCCACGTTCATAGCGTTGAGTGTGAGGGTGCTCAACGCCGGGTCGCCCGTAATCTGGTACATGTTCGAAGCGTCTTTGAACACAATCAACGCCTGCACGATGCCGCCGAGTTGGTTTTCGAGCGGCAGCCCTACCGCGGCAGTGACGGGGATGTTATCGCCGAACGTCAATACCTGTGTGCCAGCGGTTATACTCAGCGTAAGTACGTCGGTGTAGTACGCCCCAGGCTGCCCCACCGATGGGTTGACAAGGAACCACGCGCGCTGCCCGAACTGCGCCACAGCAACCGGCTTAGCAGGCAGCGGATTGCCCGTCGTGTTGCCCGCGCTCCATGACAAGTGCGTCGGGTCGCTTGTCTCGAACCAGCCAAAATAGTTGCCTGCCGCTGTGCTGAAACCGGGATGTGTGACGACAAGCTTAGTCCCGACCAGCGCCATCGTTGGAGGGGTCCATGGCCCGGACGTGGCGGGGGACGCGGGGACGTTCAACGCCGTAACGCCCGTGATGGGTATAAACGTGTTGGAATTAACGTCGTAGCAGAATGGCTCGTCATAGCCAGGAACGCGCCCTGTGGCCAACAGCCCATAGACACGTGTGCCAATGATATACGCCGCAGATATGAACCCCGGAGTTGTGAACCCCGGAAACGCCGTTAGCTGCTGCGCGGCGGGGCGCGGAACCCAAATGCCTTCGCTGCGCACGTCTTTAACAAAATTCTGCAGCCTTGAGCACGCGCCTGTAAACACGTCGGAGCCGTCCAACGTGTCTGATAATCCAGCAATGACGAAGCGTTCGGGCGCCGCATTGCGTATTGCCATTAGAACGGCCCCTGTATCTTAGTAGAAGGCAAGTTGTTGTTTCGCTTGAAGCTGCGCCTGTCGAGCGTAACTTGCAGCGCCCGCCCGCCGCGATCCCCTTCCATCTTCAAGAAGTGGTTGAGCGCATCTTTGGCGCGCTGCTTGAACGTGTCGGCACGTGTGTCGTCCGTAATGTCCATCATGCGCGCTGCAAGTTCAGTCTGCAAGTAGTCAGTGTGCGGGAACCACGGCGCCACCGCAGACGCTTCCGGCGATACGATATCCGGCATCTGGCTATAGTATCTTGCTGTCACTGGATACGAGCCCGAAGCAGGCTGCCACACGAACATTACCGGCGGGCTCACTGACAAGTCTGTGGTGTAGACTTCGGGATATCCCGACAACCCCGGCGTCTGCGACTGCATGTCGTACTCTTCCAACGATATGTTCACCATAACATATGGCTGCCCGGTTATCGTGTAGAAGATAGAACGATCAATGCCGCGCAGCCAATCAGCAGGCAGTGTGTATGGGCCGCTGTTGTTACCAGCGCTGGAGTTGAAGCTGAAGTAATATGTCTTACGCGCCACGTCGAAGTCATACGTGCGGCACAAATCAGCTAGGATCGCGTTAAGCTGTTGCCCAGCAATAATAGTCATGCCAGGACACTTAGCTATCCTGCACGCGTTCGCTATGATTTGTGCCGCAGTCATTGCCATTAGAGCAGCGCCTTATAGTGCTTCAGCTCGTCTTCGAGAATGGTGATGTTGAGCTTACGTCCAGTTGTAGACGACTCGATATTACCGATGGTCTGTGATTCCGCTGCGGTCGGCTTATAATCGCCCTTGCGCCCGGAGCCATCCCACCGCGCCACCGAAGCGTCACGGAGTCTGCGCTCATCGCTCGCGAGCGCTTCAAGGTGGCTGCGCTCAGCCTTGAGCTGCTTCTCAACGATAGCGACTTTAACGATTGCTTCCTGCCGATCCGCCACAGCACGGAGCTTGTCTGCTACGGCATGGTAGAACTTAACCTCCTCGTCAAGTGGTACATAGGTTTCGAACACCAGCACCTTGCCTTCAGCGACAGGCGCTTGGTACGTCATGCGAACAACAGGCACGTTTGGGGCAATAGTCATTACATCCTCATAATTCCGGCTTGGCTCGTCACACCAAATTTGCCAGATACATTAGCCATGCGTTCCTTGCGGTACTTATTCTCATCGTCGCCTCTAACGGCGTCTTCGTGGGCATAAGTACGGTACATAATCTCAAGCAGCGCAGCGCGCTTAACCAAGGGCAAATGGTATGTTCGCCCGTGGAAGTACTCTACGCCGTCAAGAGTTATCTTGTATGCGGAGCCCGCCACGTCGATCATGATGGGCTCCATGGCTTCGTCAGGGACTAGCCCCTGCCGAACTTCTACCTCGTACTGCGCTTGCAGCTCATCAGCTTTCTGCTGCTTCAGCTCTTCAAGCACCTTCTTGCGCGCTGCCGCATAGATGTCTTCGCGCTCTTTAGCAGACAGTTCGGGCAGCGTTGGAATGATAGCTTCGTTAGAAACTATGTCGACTTTCTTAGGTGTGGACATAACTCGCTCCAGCCGCCGCAGCGGCAGATAGGACAATCGGCCAGCCCGTTGCCGGGTCAACCGCGACGTAGTCGCCAGGGAGAAGCGTAAGAATGCCCCGGTTAGGGACGAACACGCGCCTAACAAGGTTGAACGCGTCGGGGTAGATAGGCCCGCCGTTCACTTGGTCATTCTTAATCGCCTGCGCAATAGTCGCGACGTCCGCCGCCGCTGCGCTCTTACTAAACGCCAATGCCGTCAGCGTGTTGTTCGCTGCCGTACCGAGTGTGACTGTAGCCATAAGCGCCCCTTAGGGTGGCTTGCCCCGTAGGGCAAGCCAGTTAACGATTATCCGAAGGTTGTGCTAAACGCCGAGCTGGACTCGACACGCGCGAAGAACAACTGGTTAAGCAGGATAGTCGCATAGAACGCCTTCCACCCCATCACGCGCAACTGGTTCAACGGGTCGGACTTGTCCGCCCCGGTAAGGTAGGTAGTCCGCACGTTGTCAAGCACTACCTGCCCGTAAGCTCCGCGCCCAAAGCAGAACGATGGGTAGACCGTAACGCCATCGCCGGGCTTAGCCGGCGCCGCCTGGGAGACGCCAACGGCAGTGATGATAATGGTCTGGCCGGGGTTGAGCTGCGCGGCCTGCCCGGTCAGCGGGCCGGTCGTTGGGCCTGCGGCGGACACGCCGAGGTTAACCGGCGGGTTGGTTGTGCCGACATAGACGTTATAGGTGAAGCCAGACAACGCCGGGAGCACCACGGCGATAGAGCCGTTCGGGCCGGTCACAGAAACACCGGTGATCGTGGTGTAGATACGGCTTTCGTATTGGTTCTGCGTGTCCGAGGCCGTCACGATAACGCTGTAGGAGCCGGTCGGGAGGTTGCCCGACGTGCCCGCCGTCGCAGTGACGCCAGCGCTGGTCGCGTTCACGCCAAGGAACGTTGGGACCATGTTCGACCGGCAGAAGTGCGCGCCACCAAACTCGCCGACTTCATCGTTATACAGCTTGTTGACATCGCTATACTGCCACGCAGTGACAATGGTGCTGTTCTCGCGCAGGTCCATCTCGACCAGCGGGTGCACGATCCAGACCCAATGCGGGCGAGCCCGCGGGCTGGCGCCAGCCTTGGGCTCGCCGCCCTTGGCGTCCACCTTGATGTTGGTCTGCTCATCGCCCATGAAGCGCGGGGCGCCCAGCGTGACCAGCGCGCCCTGGACGCGGTTAATCTCGTGGACGTTAAGGACGTCGCCAGCGACAAGCGAGGCGCGGGCGCCACGGCTATTGACGTAGTTGACCTGCGTTCCAGCCAACAGTGTGTTGAAGGTGTTGCGGTCCAGCGTTTCACCAATCTGCAGGCCCATCAGCTCAATGCCCGTTTGGAACAGCGGGTGCTTGATGGTTAGCTCGGCCACGTCAGTGATAGTGATCTTATCGCCCCACTGCTGCGTGGCGACAGACACGGTGGACAGGGTCATAACCTGTCCGGGCGGCGGTACAGCTTCGGACAATGGCGCGAATGGGAGTGGGATACGGTTGTAGCGCACAGCGGTATAGCCGGTGCCACGGCCTGCGGGCAGGGTCAACGGGTCGCCGAAGCGATAGGCCACGAGGTGCCGTCTCGCCAAGGGGAGCAGCTTATTCTGGATATAGTTTTCAATGTCGGAACTAAACTGTGATGCTGAATTAACAGCCATGATGCACCTCTTATCAGTCCCGACTAACTCTTGTTAGACAGGGACATCACCATATTTCGCTTCGAAATCAGCAACGGAACTAGAGCTTTTAGCCCTGCCGCCTGGGGTATCCCCCCTGCCACTCCGTGCTGGGACTGTCTGCTTGGCGACGCGCGATTGCGCTGCGCCCTTGTTGCTTTTACCAGACTGCTGACCAGCTAAGACCTTCTGCCCAACGAGCCAGTTCAACGCGTCAACGCGTGTGGTAGGAATGCCTCTTGCCCTAGCAGACTGTACAGCACTTTCGACTTCACGCTCAAACGTCTTAGCAACTTTACTGCTTTCACACATACGTTTGAATTCGTTTACGTCGTTCTGCTCCGCCATCTGACGCTGCTGATGCAGCATAAACTGCTGCTGTTGCTGCGCCATCTGGTTCATCTGATACTGCACACGCTGCTCAGGTGAAGCGTTCTGCCACCAGTAAGCTAACTCTTCCTGTTGCTGCCGGTACTGCGTAGCAGACACTTGCTGTTGCTGCTGCGCCTCAGCGGCTTGCTGCCGGATGCGAAGCTGCGACACTTCTTCTTCCAGCCGCTTAGCCCGCTCTTCAGCTTCACGCTTGCTATTGGCAAGCTGCTGTATGCGCGCGCTGCCCCGGCTTAGTTGCTGTCCCTGCCGTCCGGCGTCTTGGACTCCGGCCTCTTTGCCGGAAACTTCGACTTCGGCGGTTGCTTCGCTGTCTTCGCCTTGCTGACTTTCGTCCGCGTTAGCTGTTTCTTCTTCGTGCTCGGCTTGCTCGCCATCGGCTAAATCTAGCTCCAGTTGCGCGAATTCGTCTTCTTCGTCCGGTAATGACATACTGCCTCACATGCTACGTCACGTGTAGCGCTCGGTTAAATTGTTGGCGACTTACGGCCACCAATCGGTATGCTACTTAATGCGTTGTAGGTGCCGCACTGCTTCTTCCAATACGGACAGTCTTGTGTTGTGCTCATTCTGCTTCTGTAGCAGGTCAGTAATGCGCCGCATCTCGTCATCGACAGTGTCTAGCCTAAGCGTCAACACTGCCAACTGCGTCCTTACGGTGTACCAACCCGACACCATAGCGAGCATTACGCCCACCATGGTTATAACATGGCCTAGGTTAATCGTCGGGTCGAACGCCACGTGTCACCCCACCTTGGTAGGAGTCTGCGCGTCCAAGCGGGTGTTCAGCTCAATGATAGCGTTCGTGAGAACGGTCATAGCGTCAAGGTGACCGGCCTTCTGTGACTTGTCGATAGCGCTCCACAGCGTACCGCCAGCAAACGACATCACACCGAACCACGACACAGGGTTATGGATATCGAACCCAGCAGTGGCTGCCGCCACAGCGCCGCTACCCGTGATCAAATGACGCACAATACCTAACAGAATTTCTGGCATCTTGGGGGCTTCCTTCTGTACCAACACAACCGGATCATGGCCCATCAACTGTAGTGCTGTAGTAGTGGCCCGGCGTACGCGCGCCGCCCAGCCTTTACCAAAGTACTGCCAGATAGACAGGCTCTGTAAGAAGCTAAGGCGTGCACTATCAAACGAGATAATGAAGTCCTTAGCATCAACTGCTTGCGCTGCCGCCAAAGTAATCGGGCCTAGCTTGCCGTCAACCGTCACCTTGAGCAGCCGCTGCATATACTTGACAGCGCGAGACACGCCGCTGTTAACTGCGTAATCGTACACTACGAGGTCAATGCCTCCCGGCAAATCGTCGCCATGTACTTTATTCCAATAGTACATCGTGTATATCTCGTCAGCTTCCGCCTTAGTGATATACCGCACAGACTGCGGCGCTAACGCCTTAGTGGCACGATACCCATTATACTCAGTCTGGATAATGCCGTAGTTAGTAGCGCCGCCCGGATCGTGGGCGTCATTAGAATACCCGCCCTCTTCCTTGTACGTAAACGCGAACACCCGCTCTTTGTTCTCACGCATTAATCACATCCACAGTGCGCCAGCTAGCTCGGCGTTAGGCCCTACATTATACGTGCACACGTTGGTCCCGTCGCCCTTCTCAAGCGGGGCGGCGAAGTGCCAACCAATCAACGGTTCAGTGCTGGCCTTGTAATACATACTAGTCATTTCGTTTGTAACTGCCGCCGCCGTCGGCGCAAAGTTATACGATCCAGGTACCTCAAACGCAGTAGTGCTATCATCGCCTACGCTCGTTTGCATCGCCGCACCCGCTGCCGCCGCTGTGGTGCCTATGGTTTGATACGTGAACGTTGGCGCGTCTTCCGCCAGCCCTGTGACATACATAATCTGATTAGTCCCCGAGCCACCAGCCTGTCTGACAGCAGCCGCCGAATATGTATAGGGCGATTGTGAGTCGGTCACACGCGTAATGATCTGCCTGCGGTTATACATGTTCCACACGAACAACGACGCGGCTCCGCCACCCGTCGCTGCGGTCCCATACACCCAATCAACACCTAGCGCGGAGTTAACAAACACCGTCCCAACGTAAGTGCCGCCTAACGCTGCCGGACCGTTAGTGATCGCTGCGCTGTTAACCAGAATACCGCGTACTCTGGTCAGTGCGAGATTGCGCGTGTTACCTGTCCAGACAGGACCGCGCCCAAGTCTAGGCACACCGTTATCACTCCACACAAACAGGTCGTAGGCGTTGCTAGCTATAACTGCCGCCGGGTTCTTGGTGGCGTCTGTAGTGACGTTAGCCAGCTCCCCGCCAAGGTCAACCATGTTGAAGTTAGCGCCATCGAAGATAGGGCATAGCTGCCCCGTGTATGGCGTGTAGTAGATAGTGGTCGCTGCTGCGACTGACGTTGTCATGATGGGCGTGCCAGACGCGAGCGTAAGCCTACCCTGCGGCGCATCTACGCCTGACGCATACAGCTCACCGAAGTTAGAGTTGACGTCGTTAAGCGCCGCTCTAATCTCGGGCATGCCCGCAGCGGTGGAGCCTGGAAGTATTACACGCCTTGTCATGCACTATCACTCCATCTGGTAGAGCCGCCCCTCCATGAGGAAGGGCGGCGTGCTTACTTACGACTTGACCGCAAGCTGCGGCGCAAGAAGCAGCGCAGACTTCAGCGCGCTCTCGCCAAATGCAAACGAGGGTCGAAACGCCGCCGCAAGGTCAAGGCGCGCCTCTTTAGCTGACGGTAGTTCACATATCGGCATAGCTTACCACTCCCGTGCGGTGAACGCTTGGCCGGTAGTGGCTCCAATAATCGAGATAGCCGCGCTAGACGCTCCAGGCGTAGGCGACGTGTACAATGCGCCAGCGGCGAGCGAAAGCGAAGGTGGCGCCTGTGTTGCAGTGCCGCCAAGCTCGTTGAACCAAAGCGTGCCCGCCGAATTGTTCTGGATGAGCCAGCCTTTACGGTTCGGGTTAGCTGCCATAAGCAGTTGCGCCGTACCGCCTAGCGTGATTGTATACGAATGATCAACGAGGGTGCCGGGCAGCGTCGCAACTACAATGACGCGCAACGAGCCGTCGTTGTAAGTCTGCAACGGGACTTCCTGCCCATCGCTCAAGGTTGGCAGCGTAACGTTATACTGCCCTCCAACTACCATTTGCGGCGTCACGCGTGCTACCATTATTGAGCCCTCCTAGGCATCATAGGCGAGCCTGCCGCCGCCATCTGGTCAGGATGAATTGCCCCGTTGGGCTGTTGTGGTCCTTGACGTGGGCCTTGCGCTTGCGCGCCCTGTCCAGGTAAGCCGGGCTGTCCCTGTCCACCTGGAGCGCCAGGGTTACCGCCCTGTTGCTGCTGCATGGCCTGCTGCATCTGCATCTGCATCATATGCTGGTGCTGCATCATATGCAGCTCAAGCGTGCGGTGCGGGTCACCCATCTCCTGTATGGCGCGCTGATGCTGCAGCAGATGCATCTGATGATTATCCATCGGTGATGGCATAATCATCTCCCCGCCCAACATCTCCATGTTCTCAGTGGTCGCATCCTTCGACATCTGCTTGCGCATGTCGATAAAGATGCGCGGCGCAAGCCTTGCGCCAAACACGTTCTCAATAAGCTGCCTGATGGGGTCAACGAGCGATAGCTTATACCCCTCGTAGAAGTTCGGCGGCACTCCACGAACAACGTTGATGGCGCTAATCTGCTGCTGTATCTGTGCGGCAATGCGCGCGGACTCGACCCCGAACCACCGCAGCTCCCAACGCCGGTGAAACTGTATAGGCTCAATGCGCTGCAAGGCGACGTCAGCGCCAAGCTCACCGTACTGTTTAACCAGCATGACGTCGTCGCGGTGCTGATGGTCCAGCTCAAGCCAGCGCTGGAGCAGCGGCGTCAGTATGCCTTCCTCAAGCACGCGCACAGCGTCGGCAGTTGTGAGGATATCAACCTGCTGCTCTTGTGCGACTTCTGCCTGATTTAGTTTCTTCTTGCCGGAGCCCTGCGGGATGTTAGCCGGTGAGACGGACAGCGTCTGAAATATCTCTTGCTTTGCTTCTGAGATAATACCGAACGCGTCTTTCCACAACGCCGGGAATTGCGCGAACTGCGTATCGGTAGGGCTAGTCTCCCACACTGCCGCAAGCGCCATCACCATAGAGGCGTAGCGCGGGTTCTTCTCCGGGTCCGTCATAACGATTGGCATCAGCGCATAGGCTGCGCTGTCCATGCCCTCGTTAACAGCGTCGTTGGCCAGGATTTGCAAGTCGGCCAGACCATACGTGATCTTAGACTTGCCCTTAAATACGCCAGCGACTTTTTCAACCGGGCATGATATGATGGGCAGCTTGTCGGACCACCACGGGTTACGCTTGCAGCCGAGGAAGATTTCCGGCCCGCCGAAATAGCAGCGGTAGATGCGGCGCTTGCCTTTGTACGACAGCTTAACCCACACCTCATAGACGAGGCAGAACGTGCCGCGTGCGTCCTTCTTTATGCCTGCAGAGTCAGCAAGCTGCTTGGCAGTGTCGCGCTTCTGCGTCTCGTTGGCCTTATCGGACATTGTCTCGACCATGGCCTTGCCAGCGTCTTCGTCTATCTCACCGTCTTCGATAAGCTGCCTTATCTTTGCTTTTGACCAACGGCGGATAATAGCGCATCCGCCGCCCGATTCAAGAGCTTCCTCGATAGAGTTGGATGTAGCCGGGAACACAACAAAGTCAGCGTCAGCCAGAACTTCAGCTGTAGGGAAGCGGTGAACAACTTCCTCTTCCACGATATCTTCAACATGCTCTCCTGGGACTTCCAGCTCCAGCTTCTCTTCAGCAAGCTGTACCTCAAGCGGCTTAAGTTGCTTGTAGACAACGTCTCTGTGGTTCTCCGCCCATGACACGTAGACGGTGTACTGCCCTTCGACGTCGCCGTTAACAATGAGCGGCGCAACAAGCTGAGTGGCAAGGCGGTTCTTCCGGACGTAGTGTTCAAGCAAGGCGATGATGGCGTTAGGGTTCTGCCCGTCTTCGGTAATGCCCTCAATGTTGCGCTGCGAACTGGGGAAGAGCTGGTTGGTGAACCTAGTACGGCGTGCGTTGATCGCGTTCGTGACCAGCGGGAGAAAGAGCTTAGAGTTGCCGTTATAGAACTGCTTAGGGCCTAACTGACAGCGGTATATGTCCCAGCAATCAAGTATCTCGTTCGTGCGGTCGGCCTGCCCGTCGAACGCCTTCTCCACGTCGTTGTACAGGGTGCGCAGCGTCTCTTGCAGCTCGGGCTTAGCACACAACTCGGCGTCACGAGGGACGTCGTCTCCGTCCCTCGCACCGCCTTCGATCACATAGCTTGGTTTGAACTTGTCGGGCTGTTGCCGTAAGTCCTTAGTCTTTGTTCGCAAGGGTCACCTGCGCCAGTCCGGCAAGAGGGGCCAGCTCGGGGACGGCCACGGCCAGGACGTCCAGCCCGAGAGCAAGGGGGTCGACCGGGGCGCGGGCGCTGGACGACAGCGACTGCACGTCGCGCTGGACACGGTCCAACACTCCATGGTCGTTGCCGCTCGTGTCCGAAGGATTAGCGTACAGGTGCGCGCGAATCGCTTCGACCGCGGCAAGGATGAGTTCGATTGCGTGCATCGTTTACCCTAGAGTTGTCATGTACCTGCGCCCGTCCGGCGTCGTGGCGTAACGTGGCTGTTCTTCGTCGTTCAGGCTACGCGCCGTGGCCGTTCCAGTCAAGCTCTCCAGTGCTTCCATGACAAGGGCGTAGTGGTTGCGCTCGGGCTCGCCGGGGGAGCCGTCGTGCGAGAGAGCGCGCGCATAGCCGCCGACGAACGCCTTTATACACCAGTGGGCGCTGGGGGAGACGAGCAGCATGGGCTCGTGCTGGCGCCGCTCGCGGATCGCGGCGGCCACGGCGGGGCGGCCCTTGACCGGAGACGCGCCAGGATAAAGCGTGAGCGGGATGGACCGGGCGGCGGGGCGGAGCCCGATACGGTCGAACGCGCCAAAGTGCTCAGGGGGAGCGAAGACGTCGGGGGTCCTGCCAGCTGTGATCAACCGCGCGGACGCGATGGCGTCGGCCAGAGCGACGGCGGGCTCGGCCTCCATGATCCAGTCGGCGTGTATATAGATGCGGCTGTTGTGCGCCTGCACGAGCACGGCGGCAAGTCTGCCGGGCTCGGCTTGCACGCCCAAGAGCCAGGGGACGCGGGGGATAGGGTAGAGGTCCTGGATGTTCTCATCCGTGAACCCATCGTAAACAGGCGCTCCAGGACGGTTGGATATGACGTAGGCGAGGGCGTTGGGGGCATCGACGCGCCCCGAAGGGAAAGCCGTAAGCTGGTCGACCAGGGTCTTGTGCTCAGCGGGTCCACCAACAAGAACGACTTCCTTTGCTTTGAAAAAGGGCTGCAGTCCCTTGATGAAGTCCATCTTGCCGCGGGGCGCGCGGAGCTCCTTGACGGTGAGCGGCTGGCGGCGGCGCACGCCCTCGTGGCGGAGGGGCTGCAGGATGAACTCCTCCAGGCCATCGCGCTCGACGCCAATGTAGAGGGGACTAAACCGCCGGTCGACATCGAACATGTCGTCGACGATCTCGGACGGGGTCCAGAAGTAGCCGCCCGATTCCCAGATAAAGAGCTTATGCCGGCGCCAGGAAACAACGACTTTGCCGGTGTGGGCGGAGGTCTTCTTGACCGTGCGGGCGGGGTCATAGATCGCGGTGACTGCTTCGTGGCCGGGGACATGCGCCTCGTAGATGAAGTATTCGGGCTTGAACAGGCGCGTTTGCGCGGCCACGGCTTCACACATAAACTCTCTCTGGAAAAGGTCGTACTGGCCAAGCGCCGTATACTCGGCTTCGATCTCATCAATATGCTCCAGGGGGAACCGGTCTTCCCAAGTAGACTTCCACTCCCCGGAAACAGGGTCAATGGTTTTAATGGGGACGGTGAACGAGCGCCATCCAGAAAGTTTAGAAAGCTCCACCACGAGCGAACTGTCTTCCAACGGAGTTCCGTTGACGCGGTAGCGGGCGCGGGGGTCGGCGGCTGGCACGAACTCGCCGAGGAACCACCGGAGCATGCGCTCGCGGGCTTCCGGAGTCAGAGCGTCGTCGCGGCGCTCGAGGTCGTCGATAATAACGAGGTCGGGGCGCCATGAAAGGTGCTTGAGCCCGCGGACGTCCTGCCCCTGACCAAGGGCCTGCAGCTTGACGCCCGACCGGAGGATGAGCTCGCTGTCGGTCCACTTGTCGCCGGTGGGGTCGCCAAAGATCGGTCGCAGGCGCTCGTTGCGCTCGAGCTCATGGCGAACGGCGATCAGGCGATCCATCGCCCGCTTCTCGTTCGACGATATGAAAACGCAATAGTGGAACATCTCCATGAGGGCGTCCAGGATAACGCCCTCTTCGGTGATGGTGGACTTCGCCCCTCCACGGAAAACAATGAACAGGTCTTTCGGGTTGGGGCTGTGCCACCGGGTTATCATCTCTTCATGAAAGAGGGGGGAGGCGTCCTGTCTGCGCGGGGCGAACGCCAGTTCATGAGCTGCGCCAGGGTAGAGCAGACATAGGGCCTTGAACTGCTCTTTAGGGGGAAGGTCTGCAATTTGAGCGGGGGTCAACATCAGCGTCTCCGGGGTTGCCAAAGCTTCCACCAACAAAACAAGAACGTCAAGGGGCAGCTATACCAGGATACCAGTAAATGAGTTTTTGACGAAAAATAATATGTGATGACATTTAGCGCGCCAGGACCGGAGTTTTCAGCTCGCACAAAATTTGCAGCATGCCAGGACGAAGTTTTCGACTCGCGCGGAGTTTGTAGCATACCAGGATACCAGGACGAAGTTTTCAACTCACACAAAATTTGTTGGGCGTCTGACAGATAAAAACCCCCGGTCGGTGGCCCCCCGCCCCCCAACTGCAAAATCTGTTTGGCACCTGATGAATTTCAACATTCGTCAGCAGCAAACGATTCGCAACTAGAAAGTCATCATTAATTATTGTGGCAACACTACATCATATATTATTTCTTGAATGTCTGGGAATCCTGGTATGAGCAATATCAATGACTTAGCCGCTGGCACGGCTCGACGACGCCACAAACACAAAGTTCACATATTTGCACCACGCCGGCATTCCCAGCAAAATTTACTGGTTTTTCCAGGAATCCTGGGCGACTACCACATTGAAATCATTCACATACCAGTATACCAGTAGATACCAGTATTCTGTGATAGTCTTTTGCGCATTTTGCAATATGTAATCTCTACCTATCTTAGGTTGTACCCCTACAACCCCTAGTTCAAAAGATACAAAACAAAACATAATCCCCTATAGCTCTGTAAAGGGTCAATTTACTGATTTTCTGGTAAATCGCCTCCGCACCCGCTAACGCATTGGTCTAACTCGCGTTTTCGTACCAGTAATCTTCCACTGGTTTTTCCTGACATGGCGCGCGCCCTACTTTTTGGTGGGGAACACCGTGCAGTCCCGGTGATGCGGCTTGCGCCGCTCATCCCGCGCCCGTTGTGGCTGCCGCCCTATGTGGCAAAACACGCCTCAATTCCGCCACAATCTTAGGCAACACTATAGGCTCAATCGCATTAACCAACCTCACGGCAGGATATCACGGCATGATAACACACACCGCATACCCCGAATTGAACATCTGGCTGTGCTACGACGACGCCATCCCTCACGGTGGTTGCTGGGGCATGGGCGCCGCCATGCAGGACGCCGAGGCCGACTATCTTAAATCCCTCCCTTATCGGGCGCCCGCCGCTTACACCCCGACCCCCCCCCCCCCCCCCCGCGCCAGCCCGCCGATACGCGGAAG